ATCAATGAATCCATCTTTTTCCCACGTTATAGCATTTTCTCCCAGTTTGTCAACTAGTGCATTTTCAAACGCTTTATCGTCATCCTCTGACACAATATCAAAGGAAGCATAATAGCCATATGCTCGTATCTGTACTCTAAATGTCTTCATGATTACCTTCTCTCTACCATAAAAAAAGGGGGCCTTCAACGGCCCCCTTTAATGTTTTTTTGTTACAAATTACGCACCTTCTACGCCGAAGATACCTCTAGGGTCAGA